CTTGTCCCGTGGATTTAGTCCACGGGGATACCGAGTTCTGTAGCCCCCCCTTAAGAGTGTATCGCACCTTTCCCCGCGAAAGGAAAGATGCTCTCTTAAGAGGACCAGGACTCCCAATAGGAGAGGATAATGCCCTTGCTGGAGAGACTACCTAAGGTACTAATTTAGGTACTTTAGCTCTCTAGGAGGTACATTAACTTCACTATTTGGGGCCTGGTTATCAGAACCCGCTACTTCACTTGCTTAAGCGGTAGACATGGCTTCCAAACTACCCTCAGCCTCCCGAAGGAGGTCGAGCATAGTCTTGACGACCATACTATCTGCTAAGGCAATGGAGTGCGAAGCACGCAATGAGAAGACCCCTTTGGATACAAAGTACTTACTTAATCCAGAATCCAAATAGAATTCTGGACTAGGTTCCTCTCCTGATAAGGCTATGAGTAGTAAATTCATAGACTCATCAATGAGAGAATTCAGTACTTGTACCAAAGGTGACAAGTCTCTCATGAGTGCTCGGTAGTCTTGACCAGACAAGCTCGGGAACTTATCAGAGAACGTCTTATTTATCTTGTCATTGACAATATAAGCGTCCCTCTGAAAGGTCTCAAGGTCCCGTTCAACAAGCCGTCGCTTTGCCTTAACAAGGAGAGTTTTACCTCTACTTGATAAGTCTTGATCCACGTATGGATCAAGTTGCGAAGCGGCTAGGTGGCCAGGGAAATATTCTGAGATTGTGGTTAACAATCCAGAGTACTCCTTCACCATCTTGGCTTTCGCCAGCGAGTTGAACACCATGTATAGTTTTATGACACGCTCTGCTTGCGCAGGTCGTCCATAAATACTATAGATGGCTCGGACCAGGTCCGGGTGCTTGCTTGGTAAGAGGCTCCAACCATGGTGCTGTTGCGTCTCAAGAAAGTTCGAAAGAAGTGAATACTTCTTCCAAACAGTCCTAAGACCAGAAATAGCAAAACCTGTTATCTCAACTCGAGCACGAATCCATCGCTTAGCAAATTCATAAGTATCATTCGATACATGAGTTTTCACTGAGCTGATGGGCATGTCGAGCTGGGACAACAGTTTTCTATACTCTGTTGCAACGGCTGCATTGGCGATAACTAAATCATCTCCTAGAATTGTGTAATTTTCGAAGTGAGGGTAACCAGCCCTCAAAGCGGAAACACACACTAGGACATGATGAGTTAAAGCCATTGCGCACCATGATGAATATGCACCCATAGGCTGGCCAGCTCCATATGATATGGAACTGTTAAGCTTATGGACGTTATATTCATGCCCTACCAGTAGTCGGGCCCATGCTTCAGTCCGGTCTGGACCAATCACCCTTGAAAGAACCCTTTTCTGTAAAGAAATAGGCATTCTATCAGTGGCATTGGACAGATCAAGACTGTAGTACGGACCAAAGGATGGAAGACACTCCTGAAAGTGATTCTGATTAAAGGTACAGTCACACGGAAGCCTCCGCAGGATTCTGTTTAAAGAATCATGCAAGGGCCGAAGTGCAGTCTGAGACCAATAGTCAAGAATCGCGATCACTCGTGTCTTTCCTTCTTTGTCGCTAAAGTAGGATATCTTACGATAAGAACCAGAACGAGGAGGGAATATGGTCTTCCATATATCCACAATCGAGTAGTCTCCCAAAGACGGACTTATTAATCTGTCAATGATAGAGCTCAGCTTATCACCTCCTAATAGCTTAATATCTGCTATTAGATCATGAGGTAATAAGGCAAGTTCAGTCAAAGACATTAACAAAGCCTGTCCTTGGGGACCCGATTTAGTTGACATATGAAAAGACTTCCATTCACTCTTCATAGGTCGGATACCCAGTCTACGTATAGCATGTGCAAGCTCTTTCTCTGTAATAGAGTCAGAACCTGCCCATGGTTTTACAATAGGCTGGATGTCCAAGACTGGTGGGAGTATCACTCCCCTCAACACTGTTAAAAGTGTTAAGAGGACACGACACCCTTCATTAGTCTCGGTAAGGCACTTCAAGTCGGCCAGCCATACTGGCCAGCCGTCTTTTAGAGCAATACCAACCTCAGATTCTAGTGGTTCACCGGTGATAACCCGCATACAGCAGTTACGCGAAGCTTTCACGTAACGAACTGTATCGGCTATCCC